TGAGAAAGTAACAGCGTTATTTGCTGCTGTGTCGTCACCTTCGGTTGCAAGCTTCATAAGCTTCTCACCAACGGACATACGATCAATCTCGGCTGTGTCTGACTTCATACGTACTGTACGTGCGACCTTACCAATTACGGTTGCGTCGAACATATAGTCAAGGAATCGAGCAGACTGTTCTGGATTAAGAAGACCACCGTTGCCAGCTTCGCTAGCTCTGTGTGTTCCTGTTCCTCCAGTTGTTGAAGCGAATGTGCCAGTGGCTGTTGTGCCAGCTGCAATTGCTTTTTCTAATGTTTCATTGCTCATTTATTTTATACCTACCTTAGTTAAATATTTCATTCACGGAACCGAGGAAAGAACCGTTCCACTTTGATTTTTTGATTGTTACTTCCTCTGATCGGCCAAGATCAGAAGACTTCTTGATTGCAGTCTCGGATTCTACTGCATCGACACGCTTTTGTACACTATCAATCGTGTTCTTGATATCATTTACAGCGCTTGAAAGTGCTGTGTGTTGTTCTGCCAACTCTGAGATGCGAACATCTACGCTCTTGCTAAAGGTTTCAACAGTTTCTTTAATTGCTGTAACCTGTGATGCATTTGCTTCTGATGCTTTACCTAGAGTTTCTGAGAAAAAGCCTTTTAGATCGCCTAACATCTTCGCAAAATCAGGTTCATCAACCTTATCTTCTGATACTTCGGCTGCTTTTTCCAGAGTTTCGGCAGGAACGTCTTCTGGGTGCATCTTCTGCAACAACTGCTGTCTCTTCAACGGCTGTCTCTGCTGGTGCAACTTCTGCTACTGCTTCTACTGCAACATCTTCAACAACTACGTTTTCTGTGTTTTCTGACATTTCATTACCTCCTTCTGCGTTTGCCTGTTTTGCAATTTTTTGTGTTTCAGGCAACGTAAATCTTGATTGCTTATGTGCATCAAGAATCTTATCTATCTCTTTTGCTTTGTTAACATCTGAACTCTCAACCCAACCAATTAGTGTTGTTGGCTTGCCAGATACTGGCGAGTCATATGTTTTATCTGTTGAGATAAAAACAGAATCACTGTCTTCACAGTAAAATATATTTTCGGTTACAACTCCAACAGCAATACCTTTTGCTATAAGTTGTCCGTTTACTTTCTGTATAGAAAGAATGTTGCATAATTCATTTGCTGGTGAATCAACAACTGAAAGTTCGATTAGATCGTATCCCTTGATAAAGCGAACAGATTTACCTGTAGCCTTATTAACTTCGTTATCTGATTCTGAAATCTTTCCGCCGATTGAAAATCCTTGCAATGTTCCGTCTAAAATCTTTTCCCAGGTGTCCTGAGCGCCCTTTGAAATGTATGCGTCTACATAAACTCCGTTATAAAATTCTTTTGACTTTGGGTCATAAAAAGTTTCTGGCTTAAAGGAAACCATTTTGCCAACTGCGTTTGATCCATGCATCTCACGGATGTTACCTCTGAAGCTTTCAAATGCCTTTAGGCTTGCTTCTGCGGTTACGACATCTCCTGTTTGATCTACGTTATCAAGCGTAGCAAATCCAGATACCGTTCTCTTTTCACGGTTAACTTTAGTAAAAGGAACCGATAAAACAATATCATTTCCATGGCTAGTCCACAAAGACTTTTCAATGTTCATATGCTTAATTTTATAGTGTTATACAATATAAAGCAAATAACAGTTGAGTAGACTTAGTCAACCTGACTTCCGTCGCCTTTTGCATTTCTGCCTTCTCCAGATATATCGGGGGAAGCGGCAGATCTTTCAGAATCTCTGGCTCGGGTTTTTCCTGCTGTGGCTCTTTGGTCGGCAGCCTGCTGTGGCTTTAATTCAACCATATCGTCTCCGCCGTCTAGAGGAATCATACCCTTTCTAATTCTAACTTCATTAGGGGTAATTACCTGCATTCTTAAATATCTTTCATCAATTTTAGACTGGGTGTCTTCATCGGTTAGAGTTAATTCATTAAATTTAAGAGATAGGGCATCTGTTTTTTCATCAAATATTAGATTAATCTTTTTCTCTAAAATCATTTGAGCTGGTCTGCATACTTGCTCTTTAAATGTTTTATCGGCATCTCTTGCTACCGCTAAATTAACTCCTTCTGGAGTTCCGATTTTATTAATTGGGACTCTATGGGCCAATAGGATTTCGTCTCTATTTGATTTACGGTATTTCTCAAATGAGCCTTCTTGATTACCCGCCTCAATTGGTTCCATTTTAAATTCAACCTTTGAGTCTGCGCTGTCGGCTGGTAGGGGAACATAAAGCGATCTATGGTTCTTACCCTTTAATCCAACCTGGAAAAACTCAAGCAATTTACGCTCTGACTCTGGAGAAAGCTTTGCTCCCTTAACAGTAATAATATATCGTGGGACTGCTTTGTTCTCAAAGTAATCTAGGTTATATCTTCCAGACAACTCGTTACCCGCAAGTGCAACCTGAGCTGCAACAATATCTGGGGTTCCGTAATAGTTGTTCATCGGGGTATACTTCTTTAAATGAATAATTTCGTTTGGACGGTCTTCTTGTCCTGCAATTGGATTCTCTGTTTGTGTATCTCCGAAGTTATTAAAGAACACAGCCTTGCCATAAAGTAGTTGAACAAACCCATCTCTTAGTCTACGAACACGCATTGTCTTTGCTGGGATATGCCCAATGTATCCAATGTTTCCGCCAACTGTTCTGCCAACTTCGATATATCCATTACCTGTTGCTTCTAAGTCTGTGTATACCTTGATCAATGTCTGTGTAAATGTGTCTTCATCGTTTGTTGAATCTAGCCAGGCGTGTAGATCTTGACGCAATTTGTTAAGTTTTCTACGGGCTCTTTCAAGCTGCTTGTCATCTGTGATTGAATCAAACGCATCATTTGTTTTCTTTGTCTCTACAAAGTCATAGCCTAGGCCGACAATGTTTGCCACTTTTGCATTAATTGCTGCATAGTTGTATGTTGAAATTTCATATACCTTTGATAGGTATTCTAAATTGTATGGTGGCTCTATGAGGTCAAACATAGCATATCCACTAATTGCTTGTGCAAGTAGATTTTGCTGTGTGCCTGTTTCTTCAACGCCTGTAAATGCTTTTGAGAACTCTCTATTTATTCTACGCTTAAATGCGGAACCTAGTCCTCTTACCTTTTTTAAATCTTCAAGTCCCATTGAGAATGGATCATTTGAGCTTTTCTCATCTTTTTTAAATGAGAACCAATCTGCTGTATTAGATATATCTACAATATTCTCTGAGTTATCTTCATTAAGAAATTCTACGGTCATCTTAGTCCACCCAACTTTTTCATTTCGTCTTTATAGTTTCCAATATCCAGAGGGTCTGGAACTAGTCCCCATTTAAGTCTTGATTCTTGCTCTTGAAATTCTTCGTCTGTAATTTTGCGTCTTGCTGAAAGAAATTTAGGCCCGCCCTCATATATACCAAATGAGCGAACTTCTCTAGCCAAAGCATCGATTCTGGATCTATTTCCTTTTTTGGACGTGACTGAAAGAAAGTTCCCATCGTCATCCCCAATCCATCTGCCATCTGGCATTTCCCAGACGTAGATTCCTAGTGTGCTTTCTTCTTCAAGTACGTTGTACTTAGGGTTATTCATATCCATAGACATAAATCATACCATTATTCTGTGTTAAAGTCCAGAGATTGTACGCTGGATGGACAAAATTAAATACTTACTGACTCTGGCTCTACCACTGTGATGAAAAAAGGAGTAGAACTGTCACCGAGAGATGACTCTGAAATGCTGAAAGATGTATCCGATATTAGATTAATTGTATTTCCTGTATATAGCAAGTGATGGTTTAATATACTATTTACAGATAGGGCGTTTTCGTATATAGCCACATTATTATACATATGGCCTAGACCTGACTTAGAGTCATTCTGGTTCTGATTAAATTTAATACTTGTAGCCGCCGCCGTAAAATTGATCACAATATGGTGCGGATTATTGACTGAAAGGAAGTCCCAGACATTTGTCTCAGATGTCCTATTTATACCATTTACATATATTGAAGATATTCCAGTCTTTGTAATAGTTCCTGCCGAGTTCCACTCATATATTTGAGATGCCCCAGAAACTAGAACATTTTGATTATACTGGGGGGTAAATATAAGCTCAACAGATCTAACGCTTGGGATGCTGTTTAAAGAAAATCCGTGGCCATTATACATAATTAAACCGTTGTTTCGATTGTAAGACAAGGTTTTGCTATTTACTTTAGGCAATGCATAATCATAAGAGGAAGATACATAATATCCAGAGTTGTCGCTGTAGAAATTCTTTGAATTATAGAATGCAATATCTAAAGAAGTTAAAATAGGAAGATATCTAGAAGAGTCGTCTGATGACAACGTTACTCTTAAATAAAGAATGTCTGAAACTTGATTATCGTTTTTATTAAAATAAGGTAGTGGTGATCCATTTACACATGTTTGCCATGTGACATTATTTATACTTGCTTCTACCAAAATACCCTTTACATCATTTTCCCAGTGTATCTGTGAAGTTGTAATTCCTAAATAATTTGGAACAATAAAATGATCGGTAAATGAGAAAGATTTAGCTCCCGTTGATTCTGGTATATATACATAAGATTGATCGCTTGATAAATACTCTGCACTTATATTTAATTCTTCCCACAATTTTGATACTGGGTAGGTATATGAAAATCTACGCTGCATAGATTCGGTATTCATGCTAAACAAGTATCCTGCATCTATTGATACAATTTGAGATATATTTACTTCTTTAATTCCTTCATTGTAATGATTTAGTATCTGCGTATTTGATAATGCATATCTATAAAATGCTACTGAATCTATTACAAGTCTGCCTGTGCATGGACCAGTTTTAAATGTAGCCAGCTCGTTAGAGAATTGATATGAAGTCAAAGACAAGGTATCTACAATAGATCCGTTTACATATAGAGATAATAGGTTGCTTTGAAATATACCTACAACGTGTATTGCTTGAGCATTTGATACAGTATGCTCTACTTTATTTGTACCAACCTTAAATATGATATTTCCATTTTCATAGAATATACCCGTATTAATTGAAGGATCTCCAACAATAGTTGCGCTTACATTATTTGCAGGTAATGCACACCATGCCTCTATAGAGAATGAATTATCTTTATAGTATTTAGTTGCTATACCTTTTGGCTCATAGTATATCTCTGTAAGACTAGATACTTCTGTTCCTCTGATTCCGCCCGATACCAATGGCATTAATTCTTTTATGGATGCATTAGATGCAAAGCCGTTATTAAGGCTTCCTGAATAATCATAAACTGGTGTTCCGTTTATATCTGCATATGTCAATCCACTATCAAGCAAAGCCTGATAAGTAGGGTATTGAGATAGTAGTGCTACATAATCATCAATTGACCCAGACTGAACTTCATCAAGTAAATAGAATGAGTTTGGAAAGTCATTTAGAACTGTATTTTTATATGACATTCCTTCCTCCTATCTAATTAAATTGCTGCTATTTGTGTTTGCTTTTCGGTAATTTTTGCTTGTAGGTCTGCAACTCTATCTGCGTCTGGCGCAAGCTTTGCATTTTCCACTATAATATCTACCTCTAGCGAATACATCTGATACTCTAAATTGCGTTTAGCTGCAATTTTAATTTGAGCTTTTTCGTCATCTGTTAGCTGTGTATATGTTGTCATTTTTTTCCTCCTGTTATATTTATTATATCATTTAACCTTAATTATTCCCAGGGTTAAGGCCAAACCCCTCCTAGACTTTGTATCTCCTCTAATAATGCTGATTTACTGGCATTACAGTCTGGAAGTACTTCATCTAAAGAATACTTGTCTTTAAATAAATCTGCATGACTAATGTAAGAATCAATTTGTCCTTGAATATTATTTAATTTATTAATAATAATTTTTATTTTTTCTTCATTGCTTATCATTATTTGTCCTATACATATGTAGTGGAGCTTGGATACCAAGCACTGTAGTTACCTACTCCACCGCTGTTTCTCGCTCTTACTCTAATTCTTACCCAGTTATTTGGAGAAGTATATCCTTCTAATGAAGTAAGTTGATAGTATGTTTCGTTGCCTGGAATTGACAGTACGTAGTAAGGACCTGCCGC